TAGAAAAAGATAATAATGAGTATTATAATTTTAGAAAAACATTATTTATGGATAATTTGAAAAAAGATTTAAGTAAAGAACCTCCAAATTTTAATGGAATAGTTTATTTAATTGATATTATTCGTAAGAAATTATGTTTTATATCACCCGTTAGTGAAAAATACAATCATATTAAGGAAAATATAAACAGTATATTAGATATAGATTATTTTAAACAATTAGCAGGTAATAATGTTTTTGATACTAGTAATTTATTAAATGTATTTAATTTTATTGTAGAAAAAATTGCTGAATTCCAAGCAGAAAGTGATGGTGAAAAATTAAAAGAATGGATTGATAATATAAAGAAAAATTATTTAGAAGATTTTTCTAATGAAAAATTACCAAGTTTAATGGATATAATATTAAAAAAAATAGAAGAATTAGAATTGAATGTATCAAAATATAGAGAACATATTTATAAAAATCTAAATAAGTAATAACAGAAAATATTTTTATGGTATTTCTTTATGTTGTGAAAAATAACTTGGTGGAGATTCTGTTTCGGTTTCAACATATTCCGGAGGACTTATAGATATTATAGGCGATGTTGAATTATTGGCATTTTTTTTGCAAAAATCATATTTAATTAATAAATGTGCTGTTAATCCTCCAATTATTAATGATACTATATGAGCGGCTACTATACTCCATGTTAATGATAATGAAATTATATTATAGAAAATATACAAAAATAATCCCCATAAAATACAAAATGATGAAGTTACTGAAATAATAGAATATAAATTAACTAATCTGTTTTCATCTTTACACATTTATAAAATTAAATAATTTATATCAAAAAATCAATTTTATTTTAAATAATCTATTTTAAATAATCTATTATAATAAATATATATAATAAATATAAAAATGAATTTAGATAGTTAAGTAAATAAAATAAATTTGTAAAAATGCGTAAGTTAATTAAAATTATGAAATATGTTTTTCCATTTGATAATAATATAAAAAATATCTTACTTTATTTATCATTATCACCAGTAATAAATTGTATACTAACAAATATTTATCATTATAATTGTGGTGGGTATATTGGTGGGGTAATGGATGTGGTGTCATTAATAAATCCCTTTAATTCTTGTAACTATTTATGTTATGTTATAGTTACATTAATGACTATGAATTTATATATAAAATCATATATATTTTATATTACGATGATATTTTTAATAACATTATTTATTTAAAATTATTTATTTAAAATTATTTATTTAAAATTATTTATTTAAAATTATTTATTTAAAATTATTTATTTAAAATTATGTATTTAAAATTATTTATTTAAAATTATTAGTTTTTTTATTTAAAGCATAATTTTTTTTTTCTTCTAAATAATCTAGTAATGAACTAAAATTATTTAATAAAAATAAATAAAGATTATATAATTCAACTTGTTTATTATATTTTATTTTTAATATATATTCTTGAAGATCTAATGGTAGTTTTTTACCAAATGGTATATTTTTACATTTTATTTTAGTAGGAGAATCTACTTTATATTTATCAAATAAATTTTTTATATAAAAAATATGGTTAGTATATTGATCTGTATTAAACCAATTTGTTTTTATTATTTCTATAAAATAATCTTTAAGTTTTTCTATTATATTTTTATAGATTTCTTTATTAGAAATATTTTCTATTTGATTATTTAAAAATGTTTCTATTTCTTCTATTGCATAATTTATATTAGTTTCATATTCTTTAGAATGACGACACCAAAGATAGTCTTCAATAGCAGCATATTGAATAATAGTTTTTACAAAAGTTTTATTATATTCTTCATTTGTCTTATACATAATAAAGATATTATTCATATAAAATAAATCAATTTATAAATTAAATTTTATTTAAAAATCAATATTATTTATTTTAGTAATATTATGATTATATAAGGTATTTTTTTTTACAATATTGTAACTATGATACATTTTTAATTCTAACAATCTTTCGTCAAAATAAGGTAAAATAATAAAAGATATACCATAACAATAATTATAATTTTCAACAAAATAATAAATAAAATATGTATCGAATAATAATTTTGATATATTTATTTTATTTTGCTCTATATAAAGTGGATCTATAAAAATAGAACTTATTTTATTTGTTTCTTCTACAAAAATATTTTTATTAAGAGTAGTAAATTGAAATAGATTACAAGATATTACTTCATTATCTAAACTATTTTTAGAATTATGATATGTTTTTGAATTATTTTTCCAATACATATAACTAGTATAATCATCAAATATCATAAAATTATTATACATATATTCTATTTGATCTAATTCTGGCCGCCAATGTTTTATTTGAGTTGCCATATATAAACGTTCACTACAATAATTAAATTTATTCATATAAAACTCTATACATTTATTAAAACTCTTATTAATTAATCTATATTTATTTACATTATTATAATCATAAATACATAACATTTCTGATAATTTTGATATAATATCTTCATTTATCATAACAATAAAACTTGTATAAATAGAAAAAAAAATCAATTTTAAATAAGGAAATAATAGAATTAATATTTATCCGTTAATAATCTCATAGAAACAAATTGACTTTCTAATTCTTGTATGAATAATTTAGAACAATATGGAATACGAACTTCATCAAAACTATGATTATTATTACAGAACTTACATAAATATATATTTTTTTGTGGATTTACTATTCCAATTCTTCCACACATTTTACATACATAACATTTATAATTATCAGATCTTATTGTATATGATTCTTTTAAAAATGCAGAAGCTCCATGACTAATAATACTATCACGTTCCATCTCACCTATACGCAAACCACCTTCACGAGCACGACCCTTAGCCGGTTGTCTTTCTAATACTGTCTTAGGACCAGTATCTCTAGATTGTACTTTATCGTGAACCATATGTTTCATTCTTTGATAATATTGAACACCCATAAATATAGATACATTCATTTGTTCTCCAGTGTATCCATTATATAATATTTCATTTCCAAATTGTTCATAATCTAATGTTTCCATCATATTTGTAATATTTACTGCTTCATTTGCGTTTTCAAATGGTGAAGCATCATAAAATGAACCTAATGTGCTACAAGCTTTTCCAGTAATACATTCCATTAAATGACCTACACTCATTCTAGATGGAAAACTATGAGGATTTACAATAATATCGGGCACAATTCCTTCATTTGAAAATGGCATATCTTCGGGATCTAATATTAATCCAACAACACCCTTAATTCCATGTCTTGAACCAAATTTATCAGCAAATTGTGGTGTACGCTCCATTCTAATTCTTACTTTACAAAATTTACTTCTTTTAGAATGTTCATATGAATAAACTCCATCGACTACACCAAAATCATTATGATGAATAGTTGTACTTTTATCTGTAATTTTTCCATCATTATTTGTAATTTTTCCTATAATTATATCATGATCATAAACATATGTATTATTTTTTATAATACCATTATCATTTAACTTATTATAATTATTACCATTTCTACGAATAGATACATCTGGAACTTCAAATGATTCACCTTCTTCAATATATTCTATATATGTTCTATAATAACTAGAATTAAATAACCCTCTATCCAATGCAGCTCTATTTAATATTACTGAATCTTCTTGATTATAACCAGTATATGTTGCTATTGCTACTACAACATTAGCACCACCTGGCATATCATTATATTTTATATCAGTTGAAAATTTTGTTACTACTAATGGTGTTTGAGGATAATGCAATATATGACCCATTGTATCCATACGCTTATTAAAATTTGTAGCAAATATACCTACAGATTGTTTTGCTTGAGCCATACAGAATAAATTACGAGTTTTAGGATTATGATTCATAAAAGGAATAATACTTGGTAAGGCACCAAAAATGAGTTTACCATTAATTTCTAAGTATTTATATTTTTTTTCAGTAATTTTGTCAGCATCTAAACATATTAATGTATAAAGACTTTCTTGTGGATCAATAAATTCCATACAAGCTTGAGTTTCTTCTAATCTTTTTATTACATCTACATTTTCGGCTGTATTTAAGGTTTTAATTTTTTCACTTAATGTTTTATTTTCTGATTCAGATAAATCACCATTTATTAAATTTAACCATATATATTCATCATTATTATATTTTTCATTATCTCTTATTATTTTATTATTATTTACTACATAAACTGGTCGAATACATCGACCAAAATCAGTTAATATATATAATTCTTTGTATTCATAATTAAATGATATTGATATTTCATTTAAACTATCAACATCATCTATTTTTAAATTATTTCTTTTAATTAATCTCAATAAATGCAATATATCTAAAATATCATTATTTATATAAATACCAATTAAACAACCATCAATAAAAATTTTAGTATTATTTATATAAGAAGTAGGTTTAATATAATTGTTTGCAGTAAATGATATAAAACCCGGGGTACTTTTAAATTTATTAGTTAACATAGTGTTTGCCTTTGTATTTTCTACAGAAATTAAGCACCCAATTGCTAAATTTTTAATTAATCCAGAGTTTCCACCATCTGGTGTGTCTACCGGACATACATATCCCCATTGTGTAGCATTTAATTTTCTAGGTCCTACAATTTTCATATTTGAATCTATTGGAGTTTGGATTCTTCGTAAATGTGATATAGTTTGTAAATAACTAACTCGTAATAAATCTTGAACTAAACCCTCTTTATTGAAGGAATATTTATCTCTATTTATTATTTCATTTAAATTAGATTGATCTAAAGTTTTTTGAGTATCTCGTACACCCCAGTTACCCTTAAAACCCCTTTGAAATCCATCTGTAATAATATTTTCATTTAGTCTACTTTTAAAAACTTTTTTCAATAAATCGGAACTAGAATATTTATTTTTTAATTCCGCTTTATCTATTTTAACAGTTCCACCTAATTTTAATTCACCTATAACGGCATTTAATATTTTATTTTTAAATTTAATATAATATTCTCTGAATAATGTTGAAAGTAAATATCCACTAGTTTCAATTTGTTTATATTCAAAAGTATCACGATTACTTACATCTTCATATTTTAATTGTACTTTTAATAAATTAAATGTCATATATCCTAAAAACATCCCTTTTCCAATATTATTATTTTGATGAGGTAATAAATTATTATATAATAAAGTCAATACATGTTTTGCTATTAATACAGAACTATCCACCGCAGTTTTATTTGTTCTTAAATTTATCTTAAATTCCATTTTATTATATATATACATTAATGCTGATTCTCTATCTATTATAGGTAATGCATCTTTTCTAGAAGTATCTAAGAAATTACTAAACTCATTAAATTTATCATTTTGAATAGTGAATGCATTATTATTTTCACTATAATTATATGGTAATAAATCTTTTAATATAAATTCATATATTTCTTTATCACTTTCATAACCTAATGCTCTAAATATTATAAATAAAGGAATATCACTAGTAAGTCCAGGTATTTCAACAACAATTGAAATATCTGTTTTATCTATTTCTCCTTGTCTTTCTTCTTGTTCTTCACCATCATTATCTGAAGATTTTTTTGTTTCTTCAGAAATGTCATTTTCAATTAAATCATTTAAATTTTCACCAGCTAATTGCTCTTTTTTTTTTATTTTTTTAAGTTTAACATATGTATTTTTTGCTGGGCTAAAACTGTTTATTTTTGCTGATTTTATTTCAGTAATTAATATATATTTTTTACTTGAATCAGTATGTGTATATAATTTATTATATGCTAAACGTTCTTGTGAAACAATAACTTTTTCTTTGCCATCTATAATAAAATATCCCCCTAATTCATTAACACATTCTCCATTTTTATATAATTCATTTTTATAATCAGTATCAGTCTTATCTTTTATATTATTATATAAATTACAATAATTACTTAATATTTGTATAGGTATTCTAGCTAAGACAAATTCTTCATTTTTATCAAAAATTACTGGAATTTCAACATCATCATCTAACTGAATAGTAACTTTTTTAATTAAAATTTCTAAGGCATAGGTTTTATCATTTAATCGACATTCATTAGGTGTAAATTCAGAAAATAAATTAGAACTTGAATATTTTTTTAATTCAATATCATCTGAATCTATATCTATTCTCAAATCAATACCAGATATTTTTTTATTTAATTTAAAATAACTATTATTTAACATTGTACCAGATACTAATTTGTTTATAAAACTATTATATGATTCAAAATGGTGTTTATTTATAACTGTTGTATTTATTTGATTATAAAATTTCTTAAAATCATTATACCAAGTAGTTTTATTCATAATATATTTAATATATTTTATTTTTCATAATTTAAATGCTTTCCACAATATTTACCAATTTTAATTTTATTTTTACATTGTTGACCCTTATTCTTGCCAGTTTTTATTAATGCACAACATAATTCTTCTGGTTTTTTCAATTTACCACCATTTTGTCTACAATAAGGACATTCAGTTGATCTTGAATATTTATAAGCCATTTTAATACAATTATAATGAAATACATGACCACATTTTAATGTAGTTATATCTGTATCTAATACATCACTACAAATATTACATAATGTTTCATTCATTAACTATTTATAAAAAATAATATTTAAATCATTTATATTTAAATTATAACTATATAAAAATAAAACATAATATATATATATATATTAGTCAATTTGGCCGAGTGGTTAAGGCGATGGACTTGAAATCCATTGGGGTCTCCCCGCGCAGGTTCGAATCCTGCAGTTGACGATTATTTTTTTTTTATTATATATATATATATATATATACAAATGGTAAAAAAGGATATTAAAAAAAAAAATAAAGTAAAAAATGTAAAAAATTATGATAATGAAAATATAAATAATTTTTCGAAGAATGGTTTTTTTACTGAATTATTTTCCGGTATGTCAATTTTAAAATATAAATTTATTATATACTGGTTACCAGTTATATTATATATTTTTGCAATTTCGTTTTATATATTTATTTTCCAAGAAGAGTCTGAATGGTTTATAGCATTTATTTCTGGATTAGTAATATACATATTATATTTTTTAATTGATATAATATATCAAAATATTATATGTGAAAAAAAAACATTTGGTAAATCTTTAAAAAATTCAGTTATAAATGCATTAACACCAGCAATATTTGTTCTTACTGGATATATATTTGCTTGTCTTTTGCGAGATGTAAAAAAATGTAATATTTCATATAATAGTAGTATTGAATCTTCTATAGATATAAATAAAATTAATACAGATACTACACGATTACTTAATATTCATAGAAATAATATAATTGTTGCATCATTATTTTACATATTTTCTATTATATATAATAATCCAATAAACAAAAAAAAATGTATTAATAATAGATTATGTTAAATTTAGCTACTTAAGCTGATTTTTTTTTTGATTTCTTAGCAGATTTCTTCTTGGATTTCTTGGCAGATTTCTTAGCAGATTTCTTCTTGGATTTCTTGGCAGATTTCTTAGCAGATTTCTTCTTGGATTTCTTGGCAGATTTCTTCTTGGATTTCTTAGCGGATTTCTTCTTGGATTTCTTGGCAGATTTCTTCTTGGATTTCTTAGCAGATTTCTTAGCAGATTTCTTTCCACCCTTGACGGATTTCTTGGATTTCTTAACAGATTTCTTTCCACCCTTGACGGATTTCTTGGATTTCTTTCCACCCTTGACGGATTTCTTGGATTTCTTAGCAGATTTCTTTCCACCCTTGACGGATTTCTTGGATTTCTTAGCAGATTTCTTTCCACCCTTGACGGATTTCTTGGATTTCTTAGCAGATTTCTTTCCACCCTTGAAGGATTTCTTGGATTTCTTAGCAGATTTCTTTCCACCCTTGACGGATTTCTTGGATTTCTTAACAGATTTCTTTCCACCCTTAGCATATTTCTTCTTGGATTTCTTGGCGGATTTCTTGGCGGATTTCTTAGCGGATTTCTTAGCAGATTTCTTGGCAGATTTCTTCTTAGATTTCTTGGCAGATTTCTTGGCAGATTTCTTCTTAGATTTCTTGGCAGATTTCTTGGCAGATTTCTTCTTAGATTTCTTGGCGGATTTCTTTCCACCTCTTACAGATCTCTTGGATTTCTTGCCGGATCTCTTGGATTTCTTGCCGGATCTCTTGGATTTCTTGCCGGATCTCTTGGATTTCTTGCCGGATCTCTTGGATTTCTTGCCGGATCTCTTGGATTTCTTGCCGGATCTCTTGGATTTCTTGCCGGATCTCTTAGATTTCTTGCCGGATCTCTTGGATCTCTTGTGGCATGATCTCTTCACCCACTTGCAAGTTTTTTTGGCTGATGCGCATCCTTTGCGGTCGCGTTTTTTGCAATTAACTTTTTTACCTCCTAACATTTATATTATAGTGTGAGAAATTATTTTTGAAATAAAAAATTAATTAGGCAAAAAAAAAATTTAATTAAAGAATTAAAATAAATTTAAATTAGAAATATAATTATTTAAAATTACCGCGTTAATTTTAATTATTAGAATGAGTTTTAGTAAAAATAATTTATTAATGGATAAGATTAATTTATTTTTCGAAAATGAAACAAATAAAAATGTATTGATTAATATATTAAATAATAAATATAATGTATCATTAAGAATTATAGATTGGTTTGTAACAAATTATTGTAAGAAATATAATATTTATTGGGTTGAAGATAATCAAAGATTTGTAGTATATTTGAATTATAAATTACAATTAAAAGCATATTCTAAAAAATTTTTTGATCCATTTTGTCGCCGAGATCGGATATTATTTTATTATAAAGATGATACATTTTTAGAAACTACAGTAGGACAACTAAATTTTTTTAAATGGATAATAGAACATAATATTATTAATTATATTAAAAACAATTATGATGATATAGAATATGATATGCAAAATACAATTAAAACAGATAGCAAAAATATTAAACGGCGTGAATTATCAAAATGCGCTACAAAAACAATTAATGTTAATGAAAGTAAAACTATTTTGAATTTTGAATAATTAAAATATTTAAATATTAGATTAAAATAATATAAAAATACTAAAATTGATTAAGCCATGGCATTGCATCTATACAATCCTTGGATACTAATGATATTGAAGTTAATACATATAAACAACCTATATTTGAAGACTCATAATCCTTACCACTGGTAAGAAATATATTTACATCATCTAATATTTCATTTTGTAATTTTTTTTTATCTATCATTTTATCATGTGTATAAAAATAATTACTATTAATTAATTTAAATTTAGAAAAAGGTTGAGGCATTGTACTTTGAATAATATTGTTTTTTTGAGATTGTGATAAATTACAACGATAATTCCAAATATCTTCTAAATGTAACCACATTTTTCTTAATTTTAATGTTGATAATTTTGTAAACCATTCTATTGATGTATTATATCCGAAAGCATCAATTTTCTGAAATATTTTAATAACTTTTTGATTAAATAATTGTTCATCGGATAAAATTTCTGGTTCAAATTCAATACTAATATTTTTATTTTGTAAATATTTTATTAGAGAATTATATTTAATAATAATATCTTCGGATATTTGAATTCTATTATATGGATTTATTATTTTATCAGAAGTCTTATTATCTATTAATAATTTAAAACTACGAATATCAAAAAAATATATACTTTTTTTTTCATCTTCAAAAGAAAATAAATAATTAAAATCTATATTTTTCTTTTTTTCAAAAGTATAAAAATCGGTTTCATTTACACATGATTTAAATAACCCCGGTCCTTTTAATTTATTTAATTTTAATATATTATTTCTTCTAAATAATGATTGTATTTTAATAATATGTTTTATATTACTAATAAATTTAAAATAATAATTTAAAAATCCTTCAAATATTGATATTACATCTTTATTATTTAATGAATGGTGAAATGAATAATTATACTGCTGTAAAATATATTTAGCTTTTTTTATATTTTTTTTTATTAATTGTTTTTTTTTTATATCACTTTTATCAACAAAATCCATTAAAAAATTATATACTTCATTTTTATTAAACAATGGTTCATTAATTGTAATAACAGTTTTATCAGTCAAATGTTTTTTACATAATTTATTTTCACATTGTTTTAATGAACATTGTTTAAATGGATTAGATTTACAACGTGCAATACATTGCATATATATTTTATTAACTTATATTTTTTAAATATTTTTAAAGTAAAACATATTAAAATATAAAATACAAAAATAATAAAAGTCTATCTATACTTGAAAATTGGTATAAAATAGGACAAATATGATTTAGTATAATTATATATATATATATATATATATATATATATGGGAGA